CGGTGTTCCTGTTGTAATGTGTCCGGGTATGTCTGCGAATACTGCTATCTTATCTACTATTGACAACCTTTATTTTGGAACTGGTTTGCTTTCAGACCACCAAGAAGTTAAAGTTTTGGATATGGCAGACCTTGACGGTTCACAAAACGTAAGAGTAATTATGCGTTTTACTGCAGCTGTAAACTATGCTTTCGCTGCTGACGTAGTTACTTACGGAATTGTTAACGCGGCTAACTAATAATTAAATTACTAACTTATTAAGGGGTGGGTTAACACCCGCCCTTTTTTATAAAAAATAGAAAATATGGCATGTGATATTACAGCTGGAAGACTTGAGCCATGTAAAGATAGCGTAGGAGGTTTAGACGCGGTTTATTTCATCAATTATGATGATTTACCAGCGGATGAAATTACGCTTGACGTAGATAGCCAAGTTACAGCAGTAGGAGGAACACCTACAGCATACAAGTACGAGATTAAAGGAACGTCTAGCCTAGAGAGTGCTATTAACTCTTCTCGTGAAAACGGTACTACTTTCTTTGACCAAGTGTTGAGCTTAGCATTGAAGAAGCAAGACCTAGGAACGCACAAAGAGGTAAAACTTTTAGCGTATGGACGACCTAAAGTTATCGTAAGAGACAATAACAATAACTTCTTTTTAGTAGGTTATGAGCATGGAGCAGACGTTAACGGAGGTTCTATTGTTACAGGTGCTGCTTTTGGAGACATGAGCGGTTATAACTTGACTTTCCAAGCAATGGAGAAACTACCTCCTTTGTTTATGGATGCGAGCTCAGACCAAACTTTAGCAGATTTAGGAATGAATGTTCAGTTAGGAGACGGCACAACTGTTACACCTACACCTTAATTTTTCATAGTTTAATTGTTTATAAAGGGGCAGCTTTCGGGTTGCCCTTTTTTTATTTTGATTAAAATATAGTCAAGAAATTTATAGTTTTGATTAAGAAATTGGAACGCTAGTATTTGCATTTTAAATGGCTATTTACGCACTTTGTGCTTTCTATAGTATACTGATATTAAAAAAACAAGAAACGAAGAAAGCCTATAAACACTAGGTTACAGAAGTAAAGTTATTTTTAATTAAAATTATTTTTAGACAAGCCTAAATTCATAAAAAGAACAAAATTAAACTTTTTCGTATATAAGTTATGATAATACTAGAAGAGACAGGAACTGCTCAAATTTTTAAAGTAGTACCTCGTGAATTAGTCGCGGATAGCATGGTAATATTAAACGAGCTTACGGACGTTTCAGAGACCTATTTAATTACACCAACTGTAGATAGATACTATTTAGTAATTGAGGAAGTACTTAATTTAAAAGAAGGTAACTTCTATACATTAGAGGTAAAGAATGGCAGCGAGATAGTTTACAAAGGTAAAATATTCTGTACTAATCAAAGTATAAGCACCTACTCGGTAAATAATAACGAATACACAAGCTATAGCAGCACTAACGACTACGTTACTTATGAGTGATATTAAAATATTTAATTTGGCAGCTTATGAGCAGCCTGAGATAAAAGAGGACACCCGTAACGAGTGGGTAGAATACGGAGAAGCTAACGACTACTATAACTTCCTTATAGACCGTTCGAGAAAGTCTACAACTAACAGCGCAGTAATTAACAATATTTCGCGTTTAATTTACGGACGTGGGCTTCATGCTATTGACGCTGCTAGAAAGCCGTCGCAATATGCTGCTATGCGTTCTATATTTAGCCCTGAATGTTTACGCAAAGTTATTAAAGAGCTTAAGATGTTAGGAGCTGGACACTTTCAAGTACATTACGACGAAAAGCACACGAAAGTTATTAAGGCTTACCATATACCTACTAACTTAATTAGACCTGAGAAGTGTAATGCTGAGGGAGATATAGAAGGCTATTACTATTCTGACAACTGGGAAGATACTAGAAAATTCGCTCCTAAGAGAATACCAGCTTTTGGTACTTCAAAAGAAAAGATAGAAATACTATGTATTAAAGATTACGCTGTAGGGGTTAAGTACTTCGGAGAAATAGATTACCTAGCGGCTGTACCTTATGCAATACTAGAGGAGGAGATAAGCAACTATTTGATTAACGAGGTACAGAATGGCTTTAGCGGGACTAAGGTAGTTAACTTTAATAATGGAGTGCCTGACCAAGAGAAACAAGAGGAGGTAAGCAGAAAAGTATTAAACAAGCTTACAGGTTCGAGAGGGCAAAAAGTTATAGTAGCTTTCAACAGTAACGCGGAAAGCAAAACTACGGTTGACGATATACCTTTGAACGACGCGCCTCAGCACTACGAATACTTAAGCAAAGAAGCCGAGCAAAAGATTTTAACAGGACACACAGTAACGTCCCCTATGTTAGTAGGTATTGTTACCGATAACCAAGGCTTCAGCTCAAACGCTGATGAGATTGAAGTAGCAGCACGTTATTTTTACAATGCGACTATACAGCCTTTCCAAGAATTAGTTATTGATGCTATAGATAAGATTTTAGCGTTTAACGGTATTTCTTTAGACCTTTACTTTAGAAGATTAAATTTACTCGAAGAGATAGAAATTAAAGAACAGGAAGAGGAGCAAGCAGCAGAGCAGCAGTTAAGTAGAATTACAGACGACCAAGGCGAAGCACTTTTAGAAGTACTAGACGGGGAGACAATAGACGAAGATTGGGAGCTAGTAGATAGCCGAGAATACTCAGAGGAGAATGAAACTATAGAGGCTTGGGCTAACAAGTTGATTAAAGAGAAAAAGACGGTACTACAAAAGTTAAGCGACTTTATTAAGAGTGAGCCTTCACGTTCTAGTAACTTAGACAAATCTATTTATAAGGTACGCTACGAATACGCGGAAAAATACTCTAGCTCAGAAAGTAGAAGTTTTTGTGCTAAAATGATGCAAAGAACAGCCAGCGGAGTAGTGTACAGATTAGAGGATATAGATAAAGCAAGTAGAGCGGGCGTTAATCAATCTTTCGGACACAAGGGAGAGCCGTACGACTTGTTTAAGTATAAAGGCGGGGTTAACTGCGGACACTTTTGGCAAGAGAATTTATACCGATTGAAAAAGAAAACAGACGGCACTTATTACAAGGATAAAGCGTTAAGCAGCTCCGAGGAGGTTGCTAGTATTCCTAAAAGCTACAGCCCTAAACCTTGGGGAAGCGCAGAAAGCAAGATAGCTCCTAAAGATATGCCTAATAACGGACACCACCCAAACTATAAAGGATAATGGCAAAAGCACTTTTAATAACGAGAGACGACATAGTAAAGAAGACTGCGTTAAATGGCAACGTAGATGTAGACTTATTTATTCAGTTTGTGAATATAGCACAGGACACGCATATACAGAATTACTTAGGTACTGACTTACTCGAAAAGATACAAGCTTTAATAGTAGCGGGAACTTTAGACGACGTTGGAAACGCGGACTATAAAGCCCTATTATTAGACTACGTTAAAAGTATGCTTATTCACTGGGCAATGGTCGAGTATTTACCTTTTGCAAGCTACACAATAGCTAATAAAGGAATGTATAAGCATGGCTCAGAAAACAGCGAAACAGTAAGTAAGAATGAGGTAGACTTTTTAATAGAGAAACAAAGAGACATAGCGCAGCACTATACTAGGAGATTTATAGATTATATGTGTTTTAATCAAAGTAAGTTTCCTGAGTATTACAGTAATAGTAACGGAGATATGTACCCTAGTAGCGAGAGCGACTTTGGAGGGTGGGTAATATAGAAATATGAAGAAATACGAGCCAAAACAGACGAACGTAATTAAGTTAAAAAAGTACATTAAAAAGCTAAACAATGGCAGACAGCAGAATAAGTGATTTAACAGCGGCTACTAACGCAAGCTCAGGAGATGAGTTTGTATTGGTACAGGGTGGGGTTACTAAAAAAATAGACTTTGACAAGTTAGTAGGGTCGTTTCCCGCTGAGCTAGTTATAGCTTGTTCAGATGAGACTACCGATTTAACTACAGGCACTGCTAAAGTTACTTTTAGGATGCCTTATAAAATGAATTGTACAGAGGTTAGAGCGAATGTAAATACAGCTCCTGTAGGCAGCACAATAGAAGTAGATATTAATAAAAACGGAGCTTCTATACTAGGTACTGTTATAAGTATTGATGCAAGCGAGAAAACAAGCACAACAGCAACTACACCTCCTTTTATTGATACTCCTACTTTAGAAGACGATACTGAGATAACTATAGATATAGACCAAGTAGGAAGTTCAACAGCGGGCAAGGGTTTAAAGGTAGTAATGATAGGAAAACGAATTTTAACATAACATAAAAAAGATGCAATTTAAGACAGAAGAGATTATAAGCGGTTTACAAGGTACTAAAGTAGTAAATGACGCTACAGAATTAACTCAGGACTTTGATACTATTGTAACTTTAGAGGATACAGTTTTTGCTTCTATTAAGATAGGAGGAATTGACGTAAAAGAGGAATATGTAACAACGCCAGCTACAGCAGTTAAGGCGGGTGCAATTATTCGACCTACACAAAATCAAGTATTCTCAGGAGTTCAGTTAACTAGCGGAAGCATAGCAATAGTATTATAAAATGTACACTTACGGAAATATGTATTTAATAAACAGTTTCAGATTTGGAGGAGGAGCAGCACCAATAGACCCTGACTTTACAATGTTGGTAAAGACTGACAACGCGGGTACAAGTGCGAGCGACCAGTTTACTATACCGACAACAGGAACGGGGTATAATTATGACGTTGACTGGGGAGACGGCACAACTTCAACAGCAGTAACAGGAAGCACTACACACACTTTTCCAAGTGCGGGTAATTATGTTGTAAAGATTAGCGGGGCGTTTCCACGTATTTACTTTAACAATGGAGGTGATAGACGTAAATTATTAGAGGTACAGAATTGGGGTAATATTGCATGGAGTACTTTTAGTTCTGCTTTTTTTGGCTGTTCAAATATGGATGTAACAGCAACAGATGTACCAGACTTGTCAAGCGTTACGAATTTTCAATATTGCTTTTTTGGGAATACGTCATTAATAGGTAATTCAAGCTTTTCAAATTGGGATGTTTCAAACGTTACTAATATGCGTGGTCTTTTTAGGGGTTCTTCATCATTTAATCAAAACATAAGTAGTTGGAACACTATAAACGCAACAACTTTTTTAGAAATGTTTCTTGATGCTTCATCATTTAATCAAGACATCAGCAATTGGAACGTTTCAAATGTTACGCTTTTTACTACTATGTTTTTTGGTGCATCATCTTTTAATCAATACATAGGCAATTGGGATATTTCAAGCATTACATCTATGAGTAGTATTTTTAGAAATAGCGGAATGAGTACAGCTAACTACACCGACACTATTGTAGGCTGGGCAAATTACACGACAACAAATAGCTCTCCTTTTAGTGTAAATATGACAACTCAAACAGGCAGAACATTTGACACTTCAAGAAGCGGAGGAGCTAATTTCGCAACGGCTGGAGATGCTAGAACATACCTAACAACAGCAACGCCAACAGGAGCGGGTTGGACAATATCGGGAGACACAGTAATTTAAAAGATATGTTAAGACAAATAGTAGATAGAGATACATGGTTTATAGCGCACAACGAAGATTTAAGCGTTATACACTACGGCTTCTGCCCAAAGGGTACTGCCTTAGATAGTGGTCAACCGATTATTGAAGAATTTGATAACGAGGCGGATTGGTTAATAAGATTAGCTGAGCTAGGAATAATACCAGAAGAATGAAAACTACTATATTTACCTTAGTTACTTCAATGGTGGTATTCTTTACACCTATTGCGCCACTTATGTTAATAGTAGCAGCGTTTATACTTGCTGACACTTTGCTAGGGGTATCTAAGTCGGTAATTAAGAAGCAAGGGTTTACAAGCCATAAGTTAAGCAGACTGATATTTAAAATGTTTTTTTATCAGTTAGTAATTTTGCTACTTTACCCTATTGACATTTTCATAATTGCAAGTGATTTATTCGGGCAAGCGCACTTTTTTACTAAGGCAGGTACATTTGTTTTGATATTTGTTGAAGCGTTGAGCATAGAAGAGAATATAAAAGCCATTAATAAAAATAGAGGTTTTCAATTTTACTTTAACAAGCTGATGGCAACAGTTAAAAAAGGCAAAAAAGAAATAACCGATATTAAAAAGACGTTATGAGAGATATTAGATACATCGCAGTACATTGCACAGCGACTAGCCAAAATGTAAAGGTAGAAACTATCTTAAAAAATTGGAAAGCGTTAGGATGGAAGCGTCCGGGCTATCACTATCTAATAGATAAAGACGGGGTAATACATACTTTACACCCTGAGGAGCAGTTTAGCAACGGGGTAAAAGGGTACAATATGCAAACTATTAACGTATGTTACATTGGAGGTGCGAAAGTAGATGACCGCACAGACGCACAGAAAGCTATCATGCTAGGACTTTTAAAAGATTTAAAGGGTAGATATCCAAACGCACTTATTCAAGGGCATAGAGACTTCCCAAACGTTAACAAAGCTTGTCCAAGATTTAACGCGAAAGAGGAATTTAATTTCTAAATATGACAAGCGCAACGTTGACATTTGATAACGAAAACGATTTAATTGTTGCTATTAACGGATATAAGTATAAATTAGCGCTGTGGGACTTAGACCAGTTTATTAGAAATGAGTTAAAATACAACGATAAACTAACGGCAGAACAATACGATTATGCTCAAATGTTACGGGATAAACTGCATGAGTTTATAAACGATTACGAAATAACAATAGAATGAAGTTAGAAAAATTAGGTAAAAATGTACACAAAATTTATTTTGACACTAACAAAGCTAAAATTGCGATTCTATCTGATATACATTGGGATAATCCAAAGTGCGATAGGCAACTATTAAAAAAGCACTTAGACTACTGCTTAGAACATAACATACCCGTACATATAAACGGAGATATGTTTTGTTTAATGCAAGGACGCGGAGATAGACGTAGCAGTAAGTCGGACATACTACCTGAGCATAACAACTCAAAGTATTTAGATAGTATTGTACAGACGGCTGTAGAATGGTTTACGCCTTACAAAGATATACTAACTGTTATTGGTTATGGCAATCACGAGACTGCTATTATAAAGTGGCAAGAAACAGATATACTACAAAGGTTTGTCGACCTATTTAACATGACTAACGGCACAGAAATTTATACGGGCGGATATGGTGGCTGGATGATTTACCAGTTAAAATTTAAAGGTAACACTAGAACAACATTTAAACATAAATACTTTCACGGCTCAGGTGGCGGAGGAGTTGTTACAAAAGGAGCTATAAACCTAACTAGAGCGACCGAAATGTATGAGGGTTTTGATATATTCAGCATGGGGCATATACACGAAAATAGCTGCCGTAATGACTCCATAGAAATACTGTCTACTCAGAATGGGTGCTATGACGTTAAACTAAAAGAAATACATTTAGCTATTACAGGAACGTATAAAGAAGAGTACGGAGATGGTTCAAAAGGTTGGCACATTGAGAGAGGCGCGCCACCGAAAACAGTAGGCGGTAGAATACTAGAGTTAAGTTTTAAACAACCCAGTATAGACGGAATAAAAAAAACAATTACTAACGTAGATAGTTATAAGTTTCCGATATGAAACACTTACTAATAATATTACTGTTTGCTTCATGTACCCCAACTTGGCACGTAAAGAAAGCTATTAAAAAAGGTTGGACGCCTGAGAAAGAAACGATAACAAAGCGCACGTTTAAACTGCTACCTATTCACGATACTATTACAAACGAAGTGTTAAGAGTTGACACTATCCACGAACTAGAAACACGTACCATATACCAAGACCGACCTTTGCTAAGATATGAGACTAGACTAATTAGAGACACGGTGCGAATTATACAACGCGCAGAAACTAGGCAAACACAAGCAGAAAGCAAAGCTAAGGTAAAAGTAGCCAAGCAAGAAAACAAACGCTCTAAATGGTGGCTTTATATGCTTATAGGGGGCGCGTTGGTGTATTTTAGAAAATACTTATTCAAGTTACTTCCTTTTTAACATAGTTTTATTTAGTTGTTTTTCAAGCAGTTAAAAAATAATTACAAAAAAGTTTGTAAATAGTTACAAAAAAACTTGCAAGAACTAAATTCGTGTATTATATTTGTAGAAACAATTAAAAACAAGGAATTATGAATCAAGATTGGTTAGAAGTAGATGGCTTAAATATCGAGTTTAAATATTCGTTTTGGGCAAAAGATGAAAGTGTAGGTATAATGTCAGACGACTACTCTTATGAAATTATGCACGTATGGGTAGATAACAGCGTAGTAATGGAAGTCGACATTTTACCTATTTTGTCAGGTAATAACTTGACAAGAATTGAAGCAAGAATTGAAAACTATTTAAACAGTAAGTAATGCTATACAAAGTAAAAGTAAAAGGAAAGACTATTTTCCGCAATTCAGCGGAAGAAGTGGCAAAGATTTGCAAGTGTTCAGCTTCTAATGTTTACACACGATTAGGGCGCAAAGGAATTAAGAGTGATATTATTAACGGGGTTGAAGTGACCATAATTGAAAATATATGAGAGTAAGAACAAACGACGGAAAAGAGGGAACTATAATAGAGAGAAAAACTAACCAAGTTATAGTAAAGTTTAACAACGGATTGGTAAAAGCTTACCGACCTGAGCAAGTGCAAGAAATAGGAACGCCAGCTAATAGCTTAAAGCCACCGAGCCGAGAACGTGATAAGTTGCTGCTAACGATTAAGACTATTGAGGGAATGCACAAGGCAGCGCAAGAAGCAAACACAGACTTTGCGCGAGGTGCTGAGATGGCTTATAGTTTAGTGTTGGATATGTTAAACGATTTGAAATGAAAGTAACAATTAACCAGCAACGCAAAGTAGATAAACGTTCCTTACTAGCTGACATAACTGAAGCATACGAGCGTGACAACAATGTAAAGCCACGATACTTAGCTCGATTACTAAGCTGCGATTTAAACCACGTTAGAATAGTTATTACTAACATTAAGTATAAAGAAGCTAAAGAGGTATTTAAGCCGTATAACGTTGCGCCACCAGCAACACGTGAAGCAAGGCATACAGATAGCAACAGATGGCACGACATAGAAGAGGACATTAAGCACGTTAACGTAGATGAACTTTATAAACAAGCAACGAGATGAAGAAAATAAAAGAACATAGATTTCCTTATGAATGGACGCTAAAAGATGCGGTATTCA